TAGCAACTCAACAATCTATTAAGGCATATGTAGATACTCAACTTCTTACCCAAGATACTTTAGCTGAGATACTAGCAGTTGGTAACACCACAGGTGGAACCGATATAGCAATTAGTGCTAATGATGACATTACATTTACTAATACTTCTAAGCTTTTGATGGGACCATCTCAAGAAGTAAGCATGCAGTACACATCAGCTGGTAAAACAGAATTGAAGTTTAAAAATATGCCAGATGGCTGGGCTGCTGATCAAGTCTTTGTAGAAAATGGATTTATGAAAATTGGTCCTACTTTAGAAAGTACAGAATCATGCATGCATAGTACAATAGATTATTTTGGTTCAGATAGTAGTGACACAGGTAATAGATATAACATATCAATTCATATTACTAACAAGACAACAGGATCACCTGATATTAATCAAACATATAATGGTCCACAAGATATTTTCTTTAAAAGGCAAAGTGCTGCAGCAGCAACTAAAGGTGGATTACCTTGGAATTTATATGCTGAGCAATATTCTCCAGCAGTAGATTCAGGTTATGATGCAGGTTTGGGCATACCAGGTAGCCAAGGATCAGGTCTTAGAGTAAATGTAGAACCAAGTACAGCTGATATAAATAAAGCTAATTATAGTGGCTCAAGTTTTCTTAGCACCAATTTGCAAATATATACAACTGACATAGGAACTTTAAAGTCTCTTAGACTACCAGTAAGTATAAAGATAGACGGTAATGGATCATCACCAGGAAATGGTACTTTAGGGTTAAGAGTTATTGATGCACGAAATAGTGCACCAAATGCTGCCATGGATGATGTAGTATTACCATCAACAGTATATGTATATTTTAGAGATACTACTTTAACTTCAAGTACAATGGGCAGACCTCCATTTAACTTACTTTGGGCAGGTAAAGACACAACATTTGCAAAGTTTCAAAATAGTGGACAGACATATACAGCAGGATGTGATTATGTATTCTCAGGAAATTCTTCAGCGCAAGTATCAGGAAAATATGAGTTATTCTTTCAAGATGAAATAGAAAGTCAAGGTAGATTTTCAAACTTAAAAGTTACTGACGGAAGAGTAGTAATGCAGGACTTACCTACAAGTGACCCTGTCTCAAAAGGAGTACTATGGAATGATAATGGTACATTAAAAGTATCAGCAGGATAAACAATTTAAAAATAATAAAATGAATATATTTCAAGATTTAGCCAGCATGTTTAACAAAAATCAGTTTGTTACTGGTGGCGTACCAAAAGCTAAAGATTATATACCGATTGGTATTGATAAAGGAAACAGACCAGGAACTCCTGTACACAATCCAGAAGCAAAGTTAGTTAGAGTTACAGATCTAGCGAGTGCAGTTGCAAATGTACTAGAAACAGCTTCAGACTTTAATAGATTACGAGTTATAGGTGATTCAACAGCACAGTTTAATCCAGTAGAGAATACGTCATTAGTTACGTTTGCAAAGAGAACGAGTGATAACAGTATCCAGATAGCACTTAACGAGAAAGTTCAGTTTCACGGTTCTCAGGCAAGTGGTACGAATCAGTACTTACGAATGGCTAGTTTAGAAGTTGAAACTGCATACTCAGGTGGATTTCCTCAACTTGTTGCACAACAGGTTAAGAGTGAATTTAAGGGAAGTGGTAATGCCTACTTTGTTATTGGCCAGATCAATATTGCAGAGATGGACGGTGTTGGTAATAAACAAGTAAGTAGTCTATACGGTCATAGTAATCAAGTCTCTATAAAAGGAACAGGTACGGATACTACTGCTTTCATAATTGCTCACCATAACACTATTAATATAGGTAATGCAGACAATAATATTAATAATGTTTATTCTGGATACTACGAGATAGATCTTAATGCAGCAGCTACAATAAATGATGCATATCAGATATACCTTAACTATAAAAAGGATAGTGAGACATTGGTAAATTACAAAGGTATCTATCATAAGTATAATGGAACAGCAACAGGGACAGCACAGTTTATACATAATGAAGCAGATTTACCTTTAGACACTGCAGGATCCGTTAATGCTAAAGAGTTTAATCTTAATGCATTAAATGCAGCGCCATCTAGTGCAACTGCAGCAGGGACTCCAGGTCAAATAAGAATAGATGCAGGACATATTTATGTGTGCACTGCAACTAATACATGGAAAAGAGCCGCATTATCAACATTCTAAAATAAATAACTATGAATAATAAACATTCAAGAAGAGATGGAGAACCGGCACCGGTTCCACCAGCTTGGGGATAGAGAGTAGAAATTAACGGAATAACTAATACTCTTGTAAGAAGGGCCTTCATGGGCCCTTTTTTATTATATTATATAAGCACTTTCAGTTCCAGCATCTCCTGGCTGAATCTTGTAATCTTTTTTTGTTTGATCTCTCTCAGCCTCAATCTCTTTCTGTAGATTAGCTAGAGCTCTCCAGGCAACTTTGGCTGAGTGACGTTGACCATCATCATCAATTTTACCTGCATCTATAAGGTGGCGAGCTAGTGCATCAAGTTCATCTGTGCTTTTAGCTCTGTCCCAATGCAAAGGTTTATCTGGATGGTGCTGTTGGTTCCCAGCTAAGGAAACTTTAGCAACCTCCATTATTGCATCAGGGAAATACTTTAACACTCCTGTATATACAGGGCGTTCTTTTCTTTGTTTTGCATTCATATTATTTCCAAGGTAACATTGTCATTCCAATTTTATTAAGTAACCATTCCATTATTAGGAATATGATACCACAAACTACTATCTGATAAAACCACCACTTCCAGCCTGTCAAAGACAAGGCCCATTTACGCAATGGTGATTGCATGGCTAAGCCATATAAATATTCTTTTATTTTTTTCATTCCCATAAACTATCATGTGCAAGACTTCTATGATACTCCCATCTATCACGGGCATCTCTAATAGAATCTTCTTTTCTATATATAATGGTATCATTATCATCTATATACCAATCTAAGACCTCGGGGTCTTTATTAATGTCATATTTGGGCCCACAAGTAAAAATACCTGCAAACACAATAAGTAATAAATATTTCATAAGCTATTTAAATTAAAGAGTAAAAGGGGTGTTGGACTAATTATAATCAATTATGACTTACTCCAGCTGGTTACACCCCTTCAAACTCTAATACTTGTGCCACTTGTCTGAAAAGACCAAGCTTAAACAAACATATAAAATTATAACGCTAATTACAATTTCCCATGTCATCTAAGCATGTTTTCCACTCTGTTCTGCACAATATCTACATCTACAGTATTTGGTATCTCTAACCAATCAGTATCATCTATTTGCATTTCTGATATCTTATTGTTAGGATTGTATAATACTGGAGTTTTTTCAGTGTTTATATTATTACCTTTAAGTAAAGAGGTAATGTAATCATGAAATCTCTGTGTATCTTTTAACCATGTACGTGGATGACTCTTTTTTAATGCATGTGTAACATGATTATAGAAAGTCCATGCCGTCTCAGGATTACAGTTGTAATTAAAAGAGGGCTTATCCATCTCAGACTTAGCAATACTCATTTGTGTATTATCTAGAAGTTCTAAATCACAGTAAAGCATACCAAGCATTTTTGCTTGTGCTTCCATAGACATATCTGTATTTCTTAAGAAGTCTCTGTCATCTATAATCTTTCTAAATATTAACTCAGCTCTTTTTATCTGGCTTGATATCTGAGTATTTATATCAATGTCTGCTGAACCTGTGTGTTTACGTGCAAAGTTTGCAAGATCTCCACTACATGTACCATTGTAGCATACCATAACGTATCCTCCAATAGAGCACTGAAATCTTGTAGACTTATCATATGAGTTAGTCCAAGCAAACATCATCCCTAGTTCAGTTTCTTTACTGACCTTTTCATCTGATGTAGCTAGAGGAGTAATGTGGTATATACCCTGTGCTACATTTGCATTCATATTAGCTCTGTACATCTCTTTTGTTACACTAAATCCACTGTCATTCAACAGTTTAAGTGTTGTGTCAATTACCCTAGCGTGGGGTATGACTGTATAGCTTTTACCATGTGTTGGTAAAGGTTGTGACTCCAGATATTGTCTGGTAGTCTCTTTTGGTTTTGTGTATCCCATAATTTATAAACTTTTAAAGTGTAAATATAATAAAAAATACTGAGCCAACAAACTAAAATATATATCTTATTGTGTTTAATGGAAAATATTTTTTGTAAATCTCCTTAAATTCTGATAACAATCTGGTTTTATGTTGTATTGGATACCTCATAACACCTGAGTGATTTTTTATTTCAGAAGATCTTCTCATTAGTTCTTGAGCTTCTGGTGTAGCCTTAGCCATTTGGTTTCTGTGATTAGTTAATGCTATTACCTCACACTTATTAACTCCAGCAATCTCTTTTACTACACGAAATAGTGTATTGTACTCTTCTTTCCATCCTGGATAGAATATTAATGGACTATAATTACAGTGGACTTCCCATCCTAAGTCTTTTAACCGGTCTATATCCACTATTCTACCTGATATTTTCTGCATCTTTGGTTCAAGTATATCAGAATATATCTGAGGCATTAGACTTACCCTTACCCTGGGTTTCTTATTAAAGTGATTAACATCCAGTTTAAGGAGATTAGGATACTTTGTAGCCATTGTACTATTAAGTTGAGGATGATCATCATAGCGCTTAAGATAATCATGTAAAGGCTCTGGCATATGTCTTTGCATCAGAACTAAATCTGTGTTACAAGCAACATCTACCATTGTATATATAGGGTCTTGTTGGTCTGGGACTTTTACAAATGTCTTTTCCCATTCAACAACAGACTTGAATATTTGATCAACGTTTTTATTTACGTATACTCTTTTACCGTTATATCTAGCCATATAACAATAAGTGTTCACACAGCCACCCATGCATCCGTAGATTACATTAGGGGCTATGCAATTTGCACTATTGTTATTAGGTTTTGTGGTTAGAGTTTTTGTTGTTTGAACCTTAATCATTTTTCAATATTTAGTTTTTCTTCTTCAATCCATTTGACAAACCCGTCTTCCTCAGCTTGTTTTGTAGCTGACTTTTTATTGGGTGCCCAAACGCCCATCCACTTTTTATACAGTGATGGGTTTGGTTCACTCCACATTTTATCATGCGGAATGTACCAAACATTAAAGAACTTCTGTCCTTTGTATTTACTCATAATTAAAATAATTCCAACTGGCTTGTTGATACCTTAAGAATATTATTTATCTCTTGCTCTATAGCAGATAGATAATAAGATTTATTGATATTATAATTTTCCCATTTAGGTTCTATTTCCATCTTATTATAGATAGTTTGTAACCATTTACCGGACTCTAATTGTATTTCTCTATTGTCATTCTTATTTACTTTTATAATCTTGACACCGGTCTTTGATATATAATATCTATTTATCTTCTGTAACTTTTCTTCATGAAATTCACCATTAACTATTGTTCTAGAAACTTGTTGCCAATCACCTTTTGACTTACCACCTATGCAGTAGTCAAGGATGTTTTTATTTTGATTCAAGTATTCTTCTGGTAACATATCATATATAAAGTAATAGTAGATAGCTTTTGGTATAATAAGTTTAGATTTATTTTTATGCAACATTAAGTTGTGAAAATCAAATCTACCCTTGAGCTTTGTAGGAGCATAGTAGAATTTATCTTTATCTACTTTAAATAGATAATGTGGACTCTTTTGTTTAATGCTTCTATATGTATCAATAGGTACTTGTATAAAGCTGTTTAACCCAATGTAATTATTTACATCACCAAGTACTAACTTTTGATACTCATCATGCTCAAGTTGTAGATTTGTTATCTCTTCCCATTCTGCACATACCTCAAGATACTTTTGTTTTTGTTCTCTTGGTATTCTAATCTCTATACCATCTGTATTCTGTAGTAATGATATTGACCCAGGTATAGCTTCCATAATCATTTCATACAGCATCATCAACGTTAGTTGACCATTTACTGTAATCTTCATACAAAGCTCAGGATCATAAAAGAAACTGTTTATATCATTACTCAAGCCAAATGTTGAGTTTAATATAATCTTATAAACATAGTTCATAGGATTACTCTTAGGTATCTTCTTTCTTTCTTTGAAGAACCATTCATATTGGTCACAAAACTCATCCGCAGGGAAGTGTCCTGGTGACCATTTGTTCTTGATTACAAGATTCGGGTAGAATGATGTAACATCTGAAGACATAATTATATGTTCTTCATCTGATTCATACACCCCAGGTTGACGTGCACCATGTGCACCACCTAAACCAAAGTGTGTGTTGACCCCTTTATAGTTTATGTTGTACTTGAAACCACCTCTTAAGTTAGATGGGTCTAGTTCAACATGTTTAAATCTATCTAATAGAACATTAAACTCTGCAGACTTAAAATTAACATAAGGCAATATTATATCTTTGAACTTTATAGTTTCTCTATAAGTTCTCATCTTTTTTAATTCACCTTTAGGTATATTTAATAGTCTAGATAAGTAATAACCAAATAGTTCTTTACTTATTCTTGGTTCTGATGCGCTAAATAGATTAATACCATACTCTTTTGTCAATGTTTTACGTAAACTTACTAAAGATTTAGATCTATTAAAGATTTCTTTAGTTGACTCAACATCATTTATACAGTATTCTATTATAGTGTCAAGTTGTTCTTGCGTCTCTATTTCTGTCTCATGAGACAAAGGCATATCAAGAATATTTTGCCAATCCATACTGTACTGAATCCACTTCAAGCTAGAGCGCTTAGCAGGATTATCCCAGTGATGCATTTTAAATATATCTATCTGTCCTATAACCATTTTCCATATTGGATATTCTGAAAACTGTTTGTTGTTTGCAGCAGTTATAGTTTTTTGTGCATATCTATATATGGCTCTTGCAACTTCATCAGCAGTTCCGTGTCTCCAATCCTTATGATTATCTATTATATAATGAGTGACCTGTGCATCAAAGGCAAGGCCATTGAATGAAATGTGCCACTCTCTATTATTTATATTTTGTATTAAGAACTCAATGAAAGCATCTCTATCATCTCTTAGTTCATGTATTACAAACACCTTTTGCTCTTCAGTTTTATAGTGTTTAAATACTGCAACAAAGCAGTTTGATAGGGTTTCATAGTCCATTACCCAATGTTTCATATGCATATGTAATTGTTATAGCCAAAAAAAGCCTACGTCAATAGGCTTCTTTTTTTAAGGATAGTAGTAATTGGACCCACTACTGTCCTGGTAATATAATTTTAGATGTTTCCGTTTTTTTAATATCAACATCAATAAACTGTTTATAATCAAATGTATCTGCATTGATTGCAAAAATGTTTATGAAATTTTCAATATCATTTTTTTCAGCTACATAGTACTCAGAATAGGTTTGTTGACTTACTCTTTGTTCTTTAACAGTTTTACCGGTTGCTTTATTAGGAACCTTAAGCCTCATTGGTTGACCGTCATCATTTAATCTTGGCACCATATGGAATGATTGTTTATTATTCACACCAATACATGCTAGAATACCAGATGATGGGTCAAACATGGCTTCAATATACGGAGCTTCTTTGCTCACAGGAATTAAATTAAAACTCTTAGCTCCTCTAAAAGAAGAGTTAACAAGCATCATGTTTTTACCTATACTCATATTTGATTATTTTCCCAAAGATAATGAATTTTTGAAATTATGCAAATCTATTTTCATAGGATATGAATAATAAAGTGTTTCTTTTATTTTATCAGGAGCACTACATAACTCGTGTACTTCTTGTATAAGCTCAAAGTCAACATTAAAAAATTCAGAATATAATTTATGTAAATCTTCATCAGGGCTTAAAAAAGATTGAACATATGATGATATCTTTCCTTGACCACCAAAGTAATCAAGGATAGCTATCTTACTGTCTACACCGAATGCAGAGTATCTCCCTTCTATAAATTTATCATAGTCATGTCTAAAGTCTTTCATATCAAATATTATAATTTGTTCTTCTCCCAAATCATAATGTTCCATTTTATTATTTAATAATGGTAAATGTTTTATTTGAAAGTCTTGAAAGCTAGTATTATATTTAGTTTTATATAGACAAATAAATTTATAGTCAGTATGGTCATATATTTCATCCCAAAAACAGTACGTTTCTGCAGGAACATAGTCAATTCCTTTCTTTAAACGTAGTAATGGGTATAGAAAGACCTTACTTTTTTGAAAATACTCTGTATAAACACTCTTCATACTATAAATTAACCCTTCTTATTAAGAATTCATAAGGTAAATTAAAGTTTTTGGTGTCAAAATGGTGTTTTGCAGCTTCTAAAGCATTAAATAAGTCATCCATCCAGCTTGACATAGACTCAATAGATACATTAAAAATATACACTTGATCATAACTATCTATTACAATAAATCTAAATCTAATAGTATAATCTTTCTTTTCTTCTGGTAAATTTTCAAACACAAGCTTGCTATATACAGCCGCCTGTAACCAATAGTTATAATACTCTACAGTATCTTTAAAATCCGTGATACTTTTTGATGTAGTTTTTAAATCATATATAGTTACTTCTTTTGTGTCATCATTTACTTCATAAAAGTCAATGTACCCATGTAATCCAAAATCATAATTTGCAAGTTCACATTTCAAATATGCTTCTGCATGAGTTGTAATGGGATCTAGTTCAAAGTCTGATTGTTTTTGAGCCAATGCTGTTTTAACTTCTTCATTGTTATTTAGTAGCTCAACTCTATCTTTACATTTATTAAGCGTATCAAGATCAATAATATTTTTGATATCATTCATCATGAATGCCCAATAGTCTGAGTTATCTGATGTTCTTATTTTAGCAATTCTCTGCTCATCTTTCTTGAGACTCTGATAAAGGTTAATCTCTTTAAGAGAATCAAGTATAACAAAGTCCTCAACTTTATCTAGTGATACAGCATCTGTGTATTGTAGCATATTATATAATACTTTCTTTACACTATCTGATGGTGTTTTACCAGGTACAATCTTGAACTTTTCTTTTAGTTTATCAGCTTCAAATAGAAGGCAGTGTATTACACTACCCTCTACAAGATGCTTATCTAACCTAATTTCTTTTTCTTTTAATATATAGTCTTTGTAGAACAAAGATGGAGAAAATAGCAGCCTATTCAGTGATGAATAACTGAAGTTAAAGTCTTTACTAAAAAACTCTTCTTCTTTTTGTTTATCTACTATCATTGTGATAATCCTATAATAAACAATATTAATACTATACCTACTATACCAAGCATTGCTGCTTTAGCATGGCCTTCTACTTGCTCTTTTCTTCTACCCTGTCTGTATTTTTTATCCTCTTCGGTCATAATTATTTAATTTTTGTTGAAGTTTCTGTATTTCAAGTTTTCTCTTTGAACTATACGGTAGAGCCTTAAGCTTAAGAATTTCATCTATGATACTCTTGCGCTCAAGCTCTCTAGCGTTAGTTCCAAAATGTCCTAGATCTCCCATAATTAAAATGGTAAATCATCAAATCCATCAGGCTGAGTAATCTCATCTAAGATTTCTTTACCTGATTCTTCTTTTACAATACAGCTTGAATATTTATCTGATAGTTTTATATCAGCAATATTTATATCTATAACGTTATCATGATCTTTGTTCTTATTAGACAAACCATAACTCTTAATAACATTATTGTATATATCCTCTTGTAATTTATTCCAAGCCCATTCTGTAAAAGATTGTTCTTTTATAAGAGCCCTTATTAAATGTTCATACATGTATATTTGATGTATCTGACTCTGCTGAGGTGTAACATCTAGCATACGTTCTTTCAATGCTTTCACATTTACAGTATTCCAGTTTGTAGCATACCTAATTGTATCATAACCAAATGTCCACATGTAAGCAACTTTATCAAAGCACTCCTCAACATTACAATTTGCAAGCATCTCAACAGCTAATGAACGAGATGTTTCATCTCCAGAATTTATCATCTGCATTGTAGTAATAACTTCATCTTCAGTTATTACATGAGCATCTTCATTACATATTCTATTAATACACTTATCTAATACTAGCTTTTCCTTTTGTAAATTTTGAAATGCACTTACATTTTCATTTGCTAATATTACATCAGAGTGATATGTTCTTTCTATTCCTTTGTAGTATTGTTGATATGCTTTATCCCAAGCTTGAGAAAATGTTTCTAAATGAGTATTATCATTATTCCATCCTAGGCTAACGTTAATATCTATTCTATCATTATCCTCAATGTTTTCATAAAAGGACTTTATATTATCATAAAACTGATTTGAATACATATCTTTATCTTTGAATACATCAAGACACTTAATAAATAAACCAAGTAGTTCTTTATTATAGTATGAACGCCAACTTACTGTTAGTAAATCTTCTATCATCTTGTTAGATACAATACTATAGTCTGCTTTATTACTGTCTCTAACTACTTTAACATCATACTTTTCTTTCAAAGTTTCTACTTTGACTCTTGGTAATGAAAGTTTTGGATATCTATATAGTTTAGCATTTTGGATTTCAATCATATCTGGCTCACTTGCAATATCCAGTTTTACTATACTGTGAACAGGATCTTTCCATGATACCTTTTCTCCAATCCAATAGCCAATATTATTAACTGATCCTTTTATTTGTACACGATCAGATACTTTATTAATTTTTAATTCATATGCTTTATTCATTTGTATTTAATTTTAAGTATTCAGAAAACTCAGGTTTTACCATACATTTAAAGACATATAATTCTCTATTGTGAATTTGTATCTCTTTTCTTACAATGGGTTCTAAGTATCTGAATGAGTTTGAAGTTAGTAAATCATTTTCTTTTAACCAAATAATCATTTGTTCTGCACTCATATCCATATAGTCATTGACTTTACTATGTCTTACCCAGTAACCTAGGTCTTTGTTTCTTCTTTCATAGTATATATCATGACCAATCTGTTGAGATAGTTCCCACAGAAAATGATGGTTTTTATTACAATCTACTGTTGGTAATAGCTTTAATGCTAATTCTCTATCATCACCACCTGCACGGTGTTGTGATATTAACAAGTCTAGCAATTCTTTTGTAAGAGTTTGCCTTGTTGATGATTCTTCTAGAACAGTTTCTATGTCTACAAATGGAAATGCCTCATCATATTTCTTAGATAATTCTAATCCAAGCCCTGTGAAGTAATCCATTTCATATATACTATCTGTTTCCTCATCATCCCATGACCAAGTACCACCATACTTATCTTGATCTTTATCTGTTTGATAAACCAAGCTTTTTTCTGTACCGGGTATATGGTATGCATTATAGTTCCATAAAGCAGCAAATAGTTTTTTACTATTAATATTTGCACTGCTTTCATAACTATCTGACAAGTTGTTGTGTGTCACAATTACATCTGCAATATCTATATCATTTGTTATAGTTATTTTATGCTCTTTTAATGCCATTTTCATTCTGTCTAGTTTTGCAGGACAGTCTGGTATTATAAAAGCTTTCTTGTATCCCTGTCCAACAAGTGTACTTGTATTAGATTTTTTAAGTTTCTCTACAAGCGTATCTCTTAGTGTTGGATCCTGTGCCAAATAAACAGGCATTAGATCACCATAAGCAGACACATAGTGTAATTTACTAGTGTCTGCTAAGTTGTGATGATCTAATACATTTTTAGGAACAGTTTTAAAAATGTATTTACTCATAATTATTTCATTGTCATTTTAATTACTTCAGGTTTCATCATAAGCTTACTAAACTTTTGCTTATTACCATTATAGATGGTTCTAACAATTAGATATTTTAAGTCATTAGTAAAGTAATCTTTTGTTACAAGTGACTCAATTCTATTTGTTACTTTATCATTTATAGTATTATCTTTAGAATATACTACAGCATAGTTTGCAAATCTTGTTGCTAATGTAGACGCAATATCAGCACGATATGTGTCTCCATTACCAATACAGCCTTTTAACTCTCCAAGAATATATTCTTCATTATCATGAGTTAACAGATCCATTGGTGTCACAAGTTTATCTAGCTTATTATTAATAAATGTTGTAAACATTGAAGCAAATGCGTCTCCTACACTACCTTCTCCAATCAACTGTATCAATGTTAAGTTATCCTCAAACTTTTCAAAGCTTGATATTGCATTAAAGAACGTTGTAATAGATCTTGCATTAGTTTCTTGTGTCACAAGTTCAGGATGTAGCAACAAGAAGTTAATACATCTTGTATCTATACCTGCTTCTTCTGCCCATCTAGCCCATACATTTATATCATACTTAAGATTAGCTGTAATATATCTAGTCTTTTGTGCTGGGTCAACACTATTTACCATGTAATCACCGTTATCTGGATTTGCTGTCAATATAATATGCCAGTCCTCAGGTAATGTCCATGATATATATTGTTGTCTGTCAACCAACTCCATTACAGCTTGTATAAACCTCATATCAGCACGGTTCCAGTCATCTAGCAATAGTATACCACCTTTCTTCTTATCAGCAATCCACTCAGGTGCACAGTAAGACATTCTATTTTTGCCTGTCATCATATAACCTTGCTTAAGATATTCTTGCACAGCTAACTCATCTACCCACATACCAACTTTTTTTGTAACTGTGTTTGTAGTACTTAAGTTAGCAAGACTAGCGCCTCCAGCTCTTTGTGTTGCTGTTACCATTTGTAAATCAGAACTATTGCTCTTTACAGGTATTTGCTTTTCTTTGTACATTTGGAACTGACGTACAGGAAATCCTACAAGGTCACCTATCTCTTCTATCTGTGATAGATTCAATTTTACAAAGTCTAGGTTATTATCCTGAGCAAGCTCTATAACCGTAGAAGTTTTACCAATACCTGATTCACCAAGTATTTCTACTGAGACAGGATTCTTACCTTCTTTTCTTATATGTCTATTGTTTGTTATCATGTGATTAACAAACCCTTTTAATTCATCTATATTTAAATTTACTTCTGCCATTTTATTTTAATTTAATTGTATTTTTAATCCTGGTAACTCTTCATTTATTCTACATTGACTACTATGAACCCATAATGCGTTCTTAGGACAGTTTTGTGGAGTATAAGCTTCACCATCTGTTAGATATATTAGTGCTGTATAATTACTTTGGTTGTAGTGATCAATCACCGGTTGGAAGTCTGTCCCTCCTCTACCTTTAATACCCCAATCCTTTTTAGGATTAAAGTCTTCAATAGATGTGATCTGTGTATCACACTGTACCACTGTAATTTTATGACCCGTCTTATGCATGTGGTTTATTTCATTCATAAATTCTATCAACTCATTAGTTGATACTGAGCCAGAAGTATCTACACCAACACATACGTGGTTTTTAGTTTTAATCTTCAAACCTGGGTTTTCACTATACCTTTTGTTATACTTCCTTCTAAGCTTCTTAGTATATATTACACTAGAGTTACCTACAAATCTTTTTAGATAAGCTTTCCAATTGAATTTAGGTGGAGTAATATTTAATAATTTACGTATTAACTCTGCCAATTCTCCTGGTATGTTTCCTCTTCTCTTTTCTGTTTGTTGTGCCACTTCTTTTATCTGATGCTCCACTTGTTTCTTAATCAGTTTCTTTTCTGACTCAGGTAGATTATCAAACTCATCCCATGTATTATGACAATACTGACTATTACCATCCATTTGACCTAATAAATTATCAAGAGATGGAGATGTATTATCTTTCTTAGCTTGCTGTAATAATTCATAGTACTTATCAGTACCTGCTTTAGCTGGCAAATTAAGTTCAGGAAAACTATTTAATGTTAATCCTCCTTCTGGCAAACAACGTTCTGTAATATATTGGTTAATCTCTATATCTGCAGCAATATTAAATAATTGCTTATCACTATAGAGATTCCTTGTAAGCAAGTGACCAAATGATATATGAAGAACTTCATGTTTAAGTAATCCTTTCCTTTGATCTTCATTAAGATTCTCAAGGTACTCTGGATTTACTACTAGTTGTACTCCTATACCATTTTGACTTACACCTGCTGTAGGTATGTCTGTTCTATATGTTTTATTGAGACCAACAATAAAGAGCCCGTAAAAGGGCTCCTCAAGTATTAGTGTCTTAATTGCTTTAGATAAATATTCTCTTACCATTTTATCTCTATTTTTAGTTCTTCTACAAATTCAAATGTCTCACACAAATATCCATTGTATATTTGTCTAGATATTATATCTGTAAAAACCTCCTGTACTTTAGGTGGCATATTCTTACATCTTTTATATAAAGCCCTATAAGTAAAGTCTTTACCTTCAGGCCAATTTATTGCAGGAAACTCTTTAATAAAATTAGCGCGTTTCTCACTTACAAGGTCTTTGCCAAGTAATAGTATAAAGATTTCATGAGGTTTCATATTTTTAATATTAGATAATGCAATCTCATAATCATCAGGTGCACCATTCAATAGTGCTTGTATATTCTTAAAATCTTCTTTTTCCATTAATCATTAATTAGTTGGGCTTTTCTCATCCATTTAGGTCTGACATTACCCATTATACATGTCATCCATTCTTTTGCAGATGGTATATAACCATTGCAATCTTCTTTTACATGTTGTTCTCCAACATATCTTGTATATACTGTTTTACCATCTGAGTTGATAAAACTTTTTCCAAATATTTGTTCTGCTTCAAAGATCCCTTCAGAGTGGTGGCGGAACATACGGTGATTAGAGTGACCCAACCATCTTTTAGTGTCATCAAACCAATTATGTATTGGTTCATAGTCACTAGTTTGTCCACCCCACTTCCTGCAAGAACTCTTGCTGTGTAGTAGCGGGTGTGCCATATAAATAAATTATCAAATTTCAGCTAGGGAGAAATATAAATAGGACAAAAAAATCTACTGCTGGTATGTACCAGGCAGCTGACCCATCCTTACTTTATATTGTAATGGTATATCATCAAAACTGTTGTCAAATTTATCAAACACTGAGTCACCTTCACTTGTATAAGACTCTACAGTTCTTTGATAATACTGAAGCTCAAATGAACCGGTATCTGTATTTATAGTCAAGTTACCATAACCTCCTTCATTATTTACCCAGTCACCGTGCTTACACGCTTCATAATCTACCTTATCATAGAATAGGTCTCTTATTTGATCTTCAGTTTCATTTGGATTCTCAGGGCCTTGATACCCTTGTTGCCATGAACTAAGTCCATTCATGTCTATATATTCTACTTCATCTATATCCCCACTGTCACCAGAACCAGAGAAATTAATTTGTATTTCTGCTATTCCTTGATCTTTTAGCTTTTGAAGTAGTGCTGTCTTTAATATGTTTGTCTTTTCTATGTCCTTTTGATTGTACATTTTCTTCTTCTTCTTTTAAGATTTCTATAAATACACCTGGATTTACTTTGTCATACCTGTATTCAGGGAACACTGGTACTATATGATTCATATCATCATCTTCAATCCATCCGTGCTTAACCATATCATCCTGTATTGTTTGTGCAGGATTTATATAATCAAACTTGTGTCTTGTACCTCTAATAAAAGTGAAAGCTATTTTGACAGGGAGTTTGTATTTTTCAAGTTCCTTTGCAAACAAAGGACCATATTGTTCAAAATACTGTTTTGTTTTCTTTCTATAATTCATTACAGTCTTACTTGCAATAAAATATTTGCCTGTCCATCTTCTTCCGTTCTTACTACTTGGTACATTACCTGGTATAAACCACTTCATAACTATTGTTTTAAGGTTGTTATTAAAAGAGATCTAAGAGAATGTGCAATTGTTTGTGCAGAGTGTTGCTTTACAGCATCTGAAATATCTTTACAATTATTCAGTGAGCAGCCATCTAAGTTATACATCTCTTTATACTTATCTATAGCTTTTTTGCCTGCTTCATCATTGTCAAACAATGTTATTACTTTCTTATACTTCTTCTTTAAATTTTCAACAATATACGGTTTTATTATTGTATTCTCACTGTCAGGTGCAATTACTTCAAGTTTGAACCCAAAGCTCTTAAGACACATTGCATCTTTAAGTGATGAACATATAACTAAATAAGGCTGATTGAATTTCAATTGGTCATATCCTTGTAAATAGGGTTTAACCTTATGAAACTTATGCCTTTTTGATAGAGGTTGATATATCTTATAGATATTACCTTCCTTATCAAAGTAACCATACATGTGTTTACCTTTAATTTGTAATGATTTGATTTCACCATCATCTTCTTTGACCATATTGTAGTAGTCTATAGGTCTAACGTTATATTCCTTTAATAAACTACTGCCAATATTATATGCTAACCAATATTCAGCGTCAATGTCAAACCAACTTCTTTCTTTTATAAAGTCAACTTTCCATTTTGCAGCTATTTTAAAATCTGTTTTACCAGATCCGTTTGTCTTAGCATATTTATTATAGTCTTCTACTATCCGGGTTACTGCTTGTGAATAATCTATACTAAACAATTCTTTCACAAGATCTATCTTACTTCCATACTTACCAGTAGAAAAGCATTTAAATTTATACTGCATTATAGATTTGTCTACAAAGATACACATTGATGGTGTTCTCTCAGTAGGATTAAATACAGATTTAATTTTAATGTCTTGACCCGTAAGTGTTTCTGATAGTGTTAGATAGTGTTGGAATACCCAATAACTAGGTACATTTGATTCTCTTGATACTAAGTTTTTTGTATTTAGCATTCTATAAATATAATAAATAAATCAAAAGGGTGGAAGTCAACCACGAAAACCACCCCTTATCATTATTAATATTTACAAATCAAAGTCATCACCAGCATTTACTGTTGTCTTTGCTGGCTCAAAACTACCTGTAGAAGAACTTTCTTTCTTTTGAATTCTTCTCAAGTGATCCTTTTCATTGAATGTTAGTAGTCTGCTGTTCTCTTTATTTAGAGCTTCTAATGGTATCCCATCTTTTGACATACGTGGTAAGAACAGATCTAGGTTTACATAACCGTCTTTGTTTTCCCACTCTCTACCGCCAATACAAGCATTAAAGAACTCACTGTTAGAGAATAACTTATTGCACTCAACCATAAAGTCTTCTATGGTATTTGCCTCAATCTTATCTAAAGCATCTCTTTTATTTAGTACTTCACTAAGATAAATCATAGCTTTAAGTACTTCATTATCTCTAGATATTTCTACACCACTTGGTAATGTAGTATCCTTGTATGGATATGGAGCAAATCTAATTCTACCAACTTGACCTTCATATCTTGGGCCTTCTGGATTAGCTACATCTTTCAAGAAACCTTGGAATTCTCCTTCTTCTGGTTTACCTTCTACATGTAATACAATATTATATGCATCTGCATCATATGGAGTAACATCAAATGTTACACTGTTGATTCTGATAACATTGTTACCTGAACCCATTACTGGTTTTACTCTGCCGCTTCCAGCGGACATGTCTTTTGTACTTAACATACTTTCTTTAAATTTTAATTAATTAATTATTATACTCATCTATGCATTTATTCACGTATGCAAGATCATTTGGTATGAATGAATCTTCAAACATACCCATTGGAGATTTACATGTGTTTTCTCCATTGTTTTGGGTGTCAAACCCATAATGATATACACCTTTGTCATCCTTTACTACTTTCCCAAATAGGACAATACTAAAGAGACCTTCCAAAGTTAATGCATTATCTATCATTTTACCAACAGTTTTTGCTTTAACTCTACGGTTACCATTAATATCAGTTGAATCTTCTGAGTGAGTTAAGAAATATATAGTAAGGTCATCTCTCATATCTTTAGGCATCTTTGCTATTTGTGCAAGGTTAGCCGCTATTTGAGTGAACTTATCATAGCCTTTCTCATTTGCTCTATCAAAGTATTCAAAAGAACTCATATATTGCCAGTCATCAACAACTAATGTCTTGATGTGAGGCATATTATCATTTACATGTTTCATTGCTTTGCCTATACCAGCAGCAGATGAAACAGCTACAAGATTACCCTTTGGATTATCTTTGTTCATTACAGTATACTTGCTCTTCCAGCCCTTAAAAGGTAAAGGCTTATTAGCAATGTTGATTATAACAGTTGACTTAGGATCTAGGTGTCTCATACTTGTTGATTTACCTGTGCCTGAGTCAGCAATAATTAATACAGATTGTGCCATTTAATTCATTTTATTTAATATGTGATACATTGTTTTATTTATAGCTTGTAAAGAAGCATTAATCTCTCCAAGCACATCTTTAACAGTAGGATCTTTTTTATTATCAGGATCAGGCAAGTTAGCAAAGTCTTCTATAACTTTTGCTGCATTGTCTGTGATATCTCTAATCACTACTAATTCACTGACCGGTATCAAATGTCTTTGATAACCAGACTTACTCTCTACTAATTCATATTCTTCACGCCAATGTGAATTACGTTTATGTAGATATAAAGTCCTTTTTGGGTCTTCTGATTCATAATCAATACTTACAAATTCAGTGTACACGTCTTCATCTTTCTCTAGTTCACTAGGAAAGAAGCTGACATGCAGTTCATCCTTACCAGGTGGCCTGTAAGCCATCTTAGGTATGTATAGTGCATCAGTTAACTTGTTGTCATTAAACCACGCTTGGTGTGTCTCACGCAACTTTTTAACTTTTGCTTTTCTTTCATCTGGTGACATATAACTTTTATTTTTAGTACTTATCATTTAATAATTTTTAAACGTGCAACTAGCAGCTGGGGAGAAAAATAAATAGGTTTATCTCCGTTGCTGTTGTTCAGGTGTTTTCATCTCAGCTATTTCCATTTGTTCAAATTTAGCCTTGAAGAAACTCATTCTAGCATCACCGTTTCTTGCTTTCAAGAAATGTAATACAAGAGTTCTATCATCTTCTATGATATACCTATCTGGCCCATAGAATCTAATCTTTTGTTTTGCTGGTCTATTTATACCAATTAATGTATCAGCATGTTGTAACATTGCATCTGAGCCAAATATGTCTGACTCAAGTACATAGTTACCATACTTACCATCAACAGCCCTGTCAGGGTTATCAATGTTTCTATTTAATTGTGAGATAACAACAAACAAACACGGATAATCACGTTTACATTGTGTAAAGAATTCACCTAACTCAAATAGCATATCTAAGCTACTATTCTGATAAGGTGCTCTTTTAACAAGCATGGTATGATCTAGTGTTATTATAGTTTTAGCACCCTTATGTAAATTCATATACATATCTATCTGATCACGCATTTGATTTACAGTCAAAGGTTTACTTACTATATCTACAGGGTGCTTGACCCTTTCTTTAGCATAAGCATGACATTTATTTAGAATATCTGTCTTTAGTTTACTACCGGCACTACATAATTCTTTATATGTTTTACCTGTGATTGATGAGAACTCTCTAATTGCTGAGGTTCTACCAACCATCTCAAACTGAAACTCTAATACTCTAAAGTCATCTGCTGGATTTAATACAAATGATTCTCTTACTATCTGATCTTTAATAAGTGTTTTACCTGAACCAGGTCTACCACCTATAACTGTAAGAGTATTCCATTCTAATCCATCAGTTGTAGCATCATTAAACTTAGGCCAAGGAGTATATATAGACTTTTCCTCACCGGTTTGTCTACGGTACATATACTTAAGTGCTTCATTGAAGGCAGCGTATTGCCCTACCCAAGCTTCTTTTGCTTTTGCCATTATACTACTTTTTCTTTAAAATGTTCATCTTCTGTGTCAATACCTTCTAGTATCATATCACAAT